ACCAGCAGAACAACCAGCAGCAGAACCAGCAGCAGAACCAGCAGCAGAACCAGCAGCAGACACAGCAGAAACACCAGCACCTGAAGCAGCAGAAGCAGCAGAAGCAGCAGAAGCAGCAGAAGCAGCAGAAGCAGCTCCAGAACAAGGGGCAGACACAGCAGAAACACCAACAGAACCAGAAGCAGGACCAGAAGCAGGACCAGAGTCAGACCAGCAGAATAAGCCAAAGATGGACTTTGAACAAGCATATGATGAATTAAAGAAAAAGATTGAGGATTCGCCACAAGAAATGAAATTTTATAAAGGTCGAATTGACGAATTAACCAAAGCAGTTAATAATTTAATAGAAGAAATGAATAAAGAAAACCCCAAATGGAGAGATTTAATTGGAATAATCGCTATAGTGCATAATAATATTAGATTTTTAAAAGCAATATTTGACCAGGGTACGGATATGTATTCTACAGATACAAATTTAAAGGATATTTTAACAGTTATATCTGTTAATCCGGGAAAGGTAGCATTAAAACTTATTAAAGAAGGAAATGGAAATGATCTTAATACATATGCAGATACACTTGAAAGTAAAGGGCATCCTAAGATAGCCTTCACTATTAAGAAGTTGAATAAGAAACTTCAAGAGGGTGGTACAAGAAGAAAGACTACAAAGAAAAAGAAGACAAGAACTAGGAGAAAGAAGAGTAGAACTAGAAGAAAGAAGACTAGAACTAGGAGAAAGAAGACTAGAACTAGGAGAAAGAAGACTATGAGGAGAAAGAAGACTACGAAGAGAAAGAGGCGTTCTCGTCGTAAATAACTTTTATTTAAAAATTAAATTCTTATTTTTTATATAATGGATGATATTTATATTAAACCATTGAATTCTTTTCAGTTAAATTATATATCACTTATGCGTTTATTACCTATACGTGATATATGTATTAAAATATTAAAAGATAAAAAATTTATAGAAGATTCTGATACATTTAATTATCATTGTGATTTATGGGAAAATCATGCGTCTAGATTTTATCATTGTATAGATAATGATAAAAAAATCCATGGATATCTTCGTTTTTATTCATTTGTTCACGATGATAGAACATATATTACAGAAAGAGATAAAACTATGGATTATTTTATTTATACTGGTATATCATATCAAGTGCGTAATTTACTATTAGATTTATTGAAACACAATAGATATTATTTTGAAAATGATATACCGGATGATGAACGAGTAAAAATGTATATAAAAGATGATGATATTAAATATAGTATGTTAGCTAAGTTAATAATGGGTAAGTGTATATGCTCTTAATATATTTTTAATCATTATGATCAAATATCAATCAGGAGTAGGGGTTGGGTCAGAGATCGACTTTTTTTTCATGTACCGGTGTATTCCGTAGCCAACAAGACCAACAACTAAAAGACCACCTACTACTCCACCAATAATCATACCTATTTTGCCCATCGACATTCCATCCTCCTTTTGAGCAGCAGCAGCATCAGCATCAGCAGCGGGATCAGCATCAGCATCAGCAGCGGGATCATCAATGATAGGATCACTGCCACCGCCAGCAGCAGTTGGATCAGGCTCGAGCTCAGCACCTTCACCAGTATCATCTTCTGTTGTTTCAGTCTGTTCTTGTTGCTGACTTTCGTCATCTGTGCCCGTGTCAGTGTCAGTCATGAGTCCTTCCATGATTGCATAATTTTCTAAAACGACCATTAAGACTGTTGAAACTACAATAAATCCTATAACAAACTTATATTTAGACATTTATAATTATATAATATATTTTTTTAATAAATAATCTAATTATTATTATGGAAGAATACATTATTCGTGAAATAACAAGTAAACGTGGAAAATCTTATAAACATAAATATTATGATATGGATAAAAAAGAAATAAAAGATAAAAATTATATTAAGTTTATTACAGAAGGGATATATATTGCCCCTGCATATAAAAATGTTAAAATAAATATTGATAAAAAAGGTAAAGTTAGAGCTATCGGATATGATGATAAAGATAGACCACAATATATTTACAATAAAGAATTTATTGATAAGCAAAAAGATAAAAAATTTAATCACATGGTTGAGTTTGGAAAAAATTTTAATAAAATAAATAAATCTATAAATGAAGATTTATATAGTGTTAAAGAAACTAAAGAAAAACAAATAGCAATGATCCTTAAATTAATTATGGAATGTAATTTTAGAATCGGAAATGAAAGATATTCAAAAAAAAATAAATCATATGGTACAACAACATTAGAGCAACAACATATTAAAATAAAAAATAAAGGGGTTGTTATTGATTTTATAGGTAAAAAGAAAGTTAGAAATATATGTACAGTTAAAAATAAGAAGATTATTAGAACATTAAAAGAAAAAAAGAGAACTTTGAATAAACATGATAGAATATTTTCTTACAGAGTAGGTAATAAATATTATAATATCAAATCTTCTGATGTAAATAAATATCTTAAAAAATTTGGAAAATTCAGCGCAAAAAACTTTAGAACATGGGGGGCAAATATGGAACTTATTACAAATTTACTTAAAAAAAGTAAAGGTTGTGAAATATCTAAAAAGAAAGAAATAAAAGAGATACTCAAAAAAAGTATAAAAGAAGTAGCCAATAAATTACATAATACTGAAAGTGTTTGTAAAAGTAATTATTTAGACCCTGAATTGATAAAATATTATACAGTTGACTGTGAGGGATTTCTTAAAAACTTTTATTTGAATGATAAACAAGAATATAATAAAGATGATATATCAAAAAAATATATTGAATTCTTAGAAAATGTTTAATTATTTAACTTATCATAAAAAATCTTCTTTTTACCTTTAACTTCACCTACTTTTTCTCCTAAATCACCATCTTCTATAGAATAAATATACTGTGGATTTTCACCATCAACTGTATAATATTCTTTCTTATAATGTGTAATTACTGATACACTTATAGCATCATCTCCTTCTTCTTCTTCTTCTTCTTCTTCTTCTTCTTCTTCTTCTTCTTCTTCTTCACTTGAATGAATACTTCCATCTGGAGAAGGCTCTGATTCAAATTGAGGTAAATCTGGTGTGTGAATCTTTTGTTCGGGTTCAGGTCCCGGTTCGGGTTCAGGTTCGGGTTCTTCGTCTGTTGTATTTGTTTCCTCAACTACTTCATCAGTTTCTATTACTGGGGTTGGATAAGGACTCGATGTTGGAGACCAACCACCAGACTTTTTTTCTTCAATTTCTTCTTCAATATTATTATCTTCTTTCATAATATCTTTCATTCTATCTACTAACTTAAGTTCTGTATTATTTGTATTTTCTTTTGGTCTTTTTAGAAAATCATTTTCTTCTTTTAGTTTATTAACTTCTGCTTGAAGTTTCTTAATTTCTAAATCTCTCTGATGGATTTCTCTATCTTGTGCTTTTAACATTGTGAATCTTTCTTTTTCAGATAATTCTTTATTTGCTTTTTCTTGAATTTGATTTATCATGTCTTCATAATCAACCATTTTCTTTTCTGTTACTAAAAGTAGTTTATCTTTTTCATTATTTTCATCTACAAGTTTCTTATTAAATTCTTGTAGATCATTCATTTGGATTCCGAGGGTTTTTAATTCATTTGAATATTTTGTTTTATGTGTTTCATAGCATTTAAAAATTTCATTTATATTTTCGAGGATAATGCTCTTGGCATCTAGAATTTCCATAGTATTAATTAATTAAATTATGTAATAATTTTTTAAATATTTTATATTATATATAATGTTTGATAAAGATCATTGTTCTCCAAGTAACGGTGAAAAATATTCTTGTTTACCTAAAGAATATTTAGTGAAAATTTCAAATATATTAAATAAGACACATGGTTGTTCTATAAATAATAAATGTACAAAGAAAAAATTACACGATTTAATAACTAAAGAGATGAAAAAACTTTCTAAATGTAAAAACGAGGCTTGTTGGTTAAACTTTGATGAAATAAAAGAAAATTTTAATGAAAGTGAAATAGAAAAAGTGAAAGAATATTTTCGTCCTTTTATGCCAGATAGTTGGAAATCAGAACCTAAAAAATGGTTAAATACTAGTGATATAAATAATGTTTTAGAACAATATGAATTGGAATATCCCAAATTTAAATATATGGGGGCTAGTCCTATAGATTATCATTTAAAAAGCGATGATGGCGAATGTATGGTAAATGAACTATGCAATTTAGATTTAAAAGATTTATATAATAATGATTACAATTCTGTTGGAGTTGTCTTTAATACAGATAAACATGATCAACCGGGACAACATTGGTTTTCTGTTTTTGTAGATTTAAACGGTTCAAATAGAAAAAATAAACCAAGTATATATCATTTTGATTCGGCAGCCGGCGAACCAACTAAAGAAATAATAAATTTAGTAAATGATATAAAATCACAATATAATAAATTACATAATAAAGAAATTGATTTTATCTTTAATGATAAAATACACCAAAGTCAAAATACTGAATGTGGTGTTTATTGTTTACATTTCTTGATACATATGTTAAGGGGTAAAAATTTCCGTAATTATGTTAATAATAAAAAAACAGATAAAGAAATGTTTAAACATAGAGAGAAGTTTTACGTTAAATGTGGTAAATGATTTACGTTTATTACTTTTTTTTATAAAAATGACTATTAATAATTATGTCCTTATATGAACAATTCCATTCAGATATAAATAAAGATTATATGTTTAAAATGATAAAAACAATTATTTTTAAAGAATTTAATAAAGATATAGAATCTGATGAAAACTATTCTTCTTTTATTTCAACATTAAAAGATGTATTTGAGAATAATGATAAAGAAGAAATAACAGAACTAAATAAAATACTACTTGATACCGAAGTTGGAAAATATAGAAGAATATATAAACCAGAATTAGAACAACAGGTCGTAGTTTCAAATAGTAACAAAGCAACGAGTATTGAGGAACTTTTAAAACAAAGACAAATGCCCATAATTAAAGAAGAACCGGAAATGAATAATAAAGATGATAAAAAGAAAAATTTATTCAGTACAAGTATAGAGAGTTTATCTAAGGAAGAAAAAGTTGAAGAGATAGATTCTGAAATTATTAGTGAAACTTCAAATGATAATAAAAATGAAAATTTAAAATCAATTTCTATTAATTCAAGTCAAAGGAAAAATATTAATTCTTCCAGATATAATTATGTTATAGATCTTAATGATAATAATATTGATTCATCAGAAATTAAATATATAAGTAAAATGATAATTCCAATTGAAGATAATTATATGTTTTCTATACCAATATTAATACTTAAAATACAAGAACTAAAACTAAATGTACATATGATACAGGAAGATAAAATTACAAATAAAAATGGTACTTTTGGAATATATGTACCATTAACAAAAGAAGAAATAGATGTAAAAGATATAAGTAAGATAACAATTGATATAAATGATATAAGTGAAACAAGCTTTCCTTCAATTGATATATTAAAAGTAAATATAGTTAATATACGGGATAATAAAATAGGATTAACTTGTTCAAATATTAATCTACTAAATTTTAAAATAGGAGATAATATAAAAGTAATAAATAACCATACATATGATCTTTATAAATTATCTCGCATTCCATTAAAGATAAATAATATAGTAGATAATATTATCTATTGTTGGTTACCTGAGAAAATGAAGAATTGTTCTTATGATGATTCTGATATGAAATTATTAAATTTAAGTAATCAGAATGTACTTTTTTTTAATCAATAGATTTAAATATTTTCTTATTTCTTATTAAAATTGGTTTTATCATTAATATTGATCTATTATGTTTTGTGTATAGATTATTATCATATAATTTTATAATATTCAGAGGTTTTTTATATGGTGAAAAAAATAGTTTTTCTGTTACATTGTATTTTATGACATTTCCATATAAATAATCTTCATTAATAATTTCTTCTAATTCTGGAAATAATTCTTTTTTAATTTTATTTTCATAAATATAATCTGGGACAGAATATATTTCTTGAAAAACTGAGAATTTATTACCTAAATATTCATCTAATCTATTTTTCCCCTTTGAGTAAACTACAAACATATTTGTAAATGGTTCATATTCACATAACCTTATTCCATTTTCTCTTATATACCTTACATCATAATCTTTATCTGATCTTTCTAACCGATAATATATAAATATATCTCTTCCATCTTTCGAAGCACTTATAACATGTATGTCTGGTTTTATATGAAAACTAAATGTAGCTTTGTATTGTCTTTGATCAACAACATTTAAATCTTTAGATGTTAGACCTGGAAAATGTGCTTCTTCAGACTTTACTTTTTCAGAAAATCTTAAACATTTTTCATTTAGTTCTATATCATCTCTAGTATTTTGTATACAATCAACCGCAGCTTCGCGTATAATATCCGTTAATTTAATACTAATTTTATTTTTCTTTTCCATTATATCAAAAAGCATTTGATCAATAGATCTATCTTTTGTTTCTTTCTTTATTGATATTATTTTTTGTATTGATTTATAAAGTGCTTTATGATTATTAACAAGTTTCATTTTTATATCATCGGTTCTTTCGATATCATCTACATCTCCCCATTTTAAAAATTTCATTGAATCAAAAACATCTTCTACGGTGTTTCCTTCTGGAAGATAAGATAAATAAATATATTGCTCTACATTTCTTTCTTCTTCTGGTAAAGAAGAGTGAGATTCCATTCTAGCAGCACGACCAAATACTTGATCAACTCTAATATAATTCCAGAATGGTTCCATAATGTGAACTTGTCTAACTGCTTTTAGAGATATACCTTCTGCTCCAGAACTAGATATAAGGAGTATTTGTATATATTCACCTCTTAAATTTTCTTCATGATTAAAATGATCTTTATTAATTAGTCTTTCTTGTAGAGATTCTTTTCCTGTTAAAAATGAGAATCTTTTCTTTTTGGAACCCGATTCTATTAATTGATTAATATCTTTTTCTGCTGGATTATATTTTTCATAGCCATTTGTGATTAATATTTTTTCAAATGCTTCTGAACCAGATTCATGTCTAAAATCACTATAATATAATATTTTCCCAGTTGGATTTTTTTCAGAATCTAAAAATTTTTCTATATTTTTCATTATTTCATAAAATTTAGGAGAATACAATTTAAGATTTCCATCAAGGGAAAATCCACCATTAGACATCATTAAATTATATATTTCTTCTTTCTTATCTTCATCTTTCTCTATTCTAAAAGAATCATCTTCATATACAACGTTGCAGTTTTGTCTTGTCCTTATATTATATGTACTTGATTCATCTTCATTATAAAGATTTTTCTTTCTTAATTGTTGTATTTTCTTTTGTTTTTCTTTACTATATTCATATTCATAATTAGTCCATTGAATTGAAGACATATAACATGGGATAATATTTGTCTTTTTAACAATACTATAATCTTCATAAAATGTTAAATTATCCGGTTCAACTATAGTTGGCATATTTACTATTGATGATCTGTCGATAGGATAATAAGATGTTAATCCCATTAACATTCTCCTTAGGAGTACTTGTTTATTTGGTGGAATATTAAACATATCATCAAAAAAATATTCAATAAAATTATCATTTAGCGATACATCTAAAATGCTTTCATTTTCATAAATATCAAATAAACGTTGTTTTCTATTAAATACTATACCGGTTTCTTCATCAAAAATTTTTGGTTTTCCTAATTTAATATCATTTAATACTTTTGTATTATTTAAATCTTGTTTTTTAGGATAGATATTTTTTGTTTCAAATATTTCATAAATTCCTTCGAATATTTCATCAAAAAAATCTTTTAATGATTTATCATTGTGTTTTACAGTTTTAATAACATCATCAATCATAATAGATTCGAAATTTGTTTTATTTTTTATAAATGAAACGACCATTTTTCCTTTTTGTTTTTTCACATGTAATTGTTCAATTGAAGATTTTTCTGTATAAAATTTATCTCTTAATTCTTTTTGAATATCTTCTTCATCTCTATCTGTTGTAACAGTAAAATTAAATACATTTAATTTACCTCTTAGCATATTAAATAAAATAGCGATTTCTGCCGGTTTATTTATAAGTGGTGTAGCAGATAAAAAGATTAATTTTACATCTTCAGCCTCCATTATCCAATTATAAAAGATATTTGCTTGAGGACTTTCATTTATTATTTCTCTAACAAAATTATGAACTTCATCAATGATAATCACTTCATTTCTAAATGGTGAATATATTTGATGTTTTTCGAGATTATATAAATATTTTTGTTTTAGATCTTCAACTATCTTTTGATTATTTGTTAATGTACCTTCTTTTTCTGGTGTTTTTAAAGCTTCTAAGTTTTTAAAATCTACTTTATGTACTTCTGGAAAACCATTGTAATGGATAAATTTATATTTCAAAATGATTAAATTATTAATTTCTGCTTCTATAAATTCTTTCATCTCTAAATCTATTTCTTTTACTTCTCCATTATATTCTCCATCGATAACCCGACCGGTTATAGTATATATTTCTCTATTTTCTTTAGATAAGTCTTCAACTGGTATGTATAATCCTTTTAATTTATCTAAATTTTTAACTATTGCTTTTTTATTAGTTTCAAAATCACTTGATTTATTGTCTAATTTTTTAAAAAGTGAATTTTTGCTTTCATTAAATATTTTATTTACTAGTTTTTTAATATCGGGGATATCATATTTTTCTCTTATTTCTTCTCTTAATTTTTTATTATCATTTAGTTCTTTTATAGGATAAAAAATCCAATTATTTTCACCGACTTTAAAAAGTTTATTTCCCCAAGATTTTACTTCTTTGATATATTCTGTCTCTAAAGATGCAGGTAAAAGAGTTGTAATTTTCATATTTTTTGATAGACCTTCAGAAGTTATTACTGATGTTGCTGTTTTACCAGTACCTAAACCATGATAAACGAGTAATCCTCTAAATGGTGTTTCTATTGAAAGATATTCTTTAACAAACATTTGATAGATATTAACTGATTTAAGTTCTTCATTAATTCTGCTTGTAATTGGGTTTCTTTTGAATTCTTCTATAAGACCTTTATAAAAAACATTATTTACCCAATTTATAAATTCTTTTCTTTGTGGTAAGATCGTTTCATATGAAGCACTTTCTATTTCTTCTTCTCTTATTTCTATTAATTCTTCTTCTTCATCTTCTTCTTCTTCATCTGGGTAGTCATCTGGAAAAGCTTCTTTTAATTTGTTTAGTTTTTCTTCTTCGCTCCAATCTGGATATACCCAATTTGTTGAAGCATACATTTTTGGATCTTTTTCTTTAATTTTTAATATTTTCTTCATAATTGTCATGGCTTTCTTATCAATTGGGTCAATTTCTTTACCTTTAAATTTTTTATCATTTAGTTCTTTTAATGTTTTTTTATTTATATTTTCTATTTTACCATCAAAGTATTGAAGTAAAACTAAATATACATTTTCTTTTATAGGAAAATCTTTGGACATAAATTATAATATAATGTATATAAAATTATTGTAAATTAAAATTATGTAATTACATTGAAATGCTTTAATGCTTTTTTAGATACATCTTGTTCTGCTTTCTTTTTACTATTTCCATTTCCAATCGCAATAATAGAATCTTCTTTTAATATTTTAGAGATGAAATTATCATCTACTTTTGTTGTTTCATATTTAGGATATATTTTGAAATTTTGTTGAAAATATCTTGATATTTGATCTTTATAATTATTATCTTTTAGTAGAATTTCTGTGAAATCGGCATGTGTTTCAATAACCTTTATAAGGAAGTCTTTAACAGTTTCATAATCATTATCTAAGTATATTGCCCCAACAAAAGATTCAAAGACATCTTCGAGAATATTAGTATTATCTCTTCCCGAACATTTTTCTTCTATATGTTTTGATATTATTAGATGTTTTTGAAGATTAATATTTTTACTAAATTTACATAAATTTTCTCCACAAACAAGTCTTATCTTAAGTTTTGTAAGGAACCCTTCATTTTGTTTATGGATAATATGAAAACGTTCATAAATATAAGAAGAAACAATACTTCCAAGGATAGAATCACCTAAAAATTCGAGTGTTTCATAGGCTTCTTTTTGAAGTGGTAGGCAATTATCACCTGGATGTTCAAATTCTTTATATTCTGGTAATTCGCAATAAGATTTGTGTACCATTGCTTTTTGATAAAGTGAAATATCATTAATGTTAAAATCATTAATATTTAGTTTTTTCATAATATTAATGATGTCGGATTTTTCAATAAGTTTATTGTTAAAATTATAAGGATCAGCACGAAATTTATTTTCCATTTTTATTTTATAATAATTATATATTAATTATATCTTAAATACATATTCAAATTTAATAAATTTAAGCAACGGGGGCAGCAAAAGTGTCTGGCATATTTCCAACTACATTGGAAGGTTCTCCAACTTCAGTTCCACATAATTTTTCATCTCCGAGTGTTTTTCTTGTTAAATCTGCTCCGATAGTTGAATTCAACCAAGGACTTACCGCAACACGTGGGTTAGCTGGTTCTGATCTAAGACCTCTATTAGCATTGCGGAGACTTTGACCAATAGTATTAACACCGATGTGGAAACCGGAATCTAAAAAGTTAACACCCTTAAGGATTCCTTCAGCATTGGGTTTGCTGCTATCAAAATCTTGTACTTGTGCCGATTCTCCTTCGGGGAGAAGGTCCGATGGGCTTAATTGTTTTTGAGGATAGCACGAAGAAGGTTCGGTGTTGATGCCTTGAATTGGTGCTTGAACTTCGTTTCCACCTGGTTCACTTGCAGAAACTTCTTGAGGTTGTTTCATTAATTCTCCCGAAGGAGATGGGTCAGCATTTCCAGGAGGAGGTCCGGGAGAATCTTCCAATTCTTTAGTTACAACAGTTTCTTCTTTTGAAGTTTCATCTTCTCCTTCATTACCAAATCCTTCATCAATAATGGGGATTTTTACCCCACATACATCTTTTAGTAAATATAATCCAACTAAAACAAGTATTCCATAAATAATTAATTTTTGACAATCCATTTTATATATATTAAACATAAAAAAAAAATAGAAATATTTAATTATTTAATTCTTTCATTAATTCTTCCATTTCTAATCTCTTCTTTTCGATTTCTTTTTCGATCATTTTCTTTTTTTCTTGTTCTTCTTTTAATTTCTTTTCTTGTTCTTCTTTTAATTTCTTTTCTTGTTCTTCTTTTAATTTCTTTTCTTGTTCTTCTTTTAATTTATTTTCTACTTCTTCTTTTTCTTTTAATAAT